AGAACGTCGATTAGATCAGGTTGAGTATTATACTTCACTCAATATGCTTGAGACAGATACATTTAATACTCAAATTCTTGATGCTAGTGGTAAGAATCGTTTGAAGAATGGATTTATAGTTGATGATTTTGGAGATCATAGTAAGTCTGATGTAGGACATGAAGATTTTTCTGCATCACTTGACTTCAGACAAGGTTACGCTCGTCCTTCTCATTATACAACTAATGTTCCTCTAGTAATTAATACAACTTTATCAACTAACATTCAACAAACTGGTCCTTTAATTACCTTACCATATACTGAAGAAGCAATTATTAATCAACCATAT